TTTAATTGGTACAGTTTGTGTAGGCGCATGGGGTTACTTTGGGATACTTGAGAGACTGAATGTAGTTGAGACAAACCAGATACTCATGCAAGCTGATGTAACAAAGAACTCGACCTTCACTGAAAAATGGCCAAGAGGCGAGCTAGGGGCGCTGCCAGCTGATGCAGAACAGTTCATGTTGATCGAGCATCTATCTGGTGAGTTCGAGAAGTTGTTAAAGAATATTGAGGACGGCAATGCTCCGTTTGACAGACAACAGGCACTTACCCTCGATTTCTACCGACAGAGAATAGAAGCGCTGGAGAAGAAGGTGGAGATACTCAAAGATAAGGTAGCACAAATTAAATTCGGCAATGGGGCGGCACACTAATGGAAGTTATGTTTGTCCTACTACTGTACATGAACGATAACCTAAAGGAATGGATGGGTCATTATGAGAACGACTCTGGTGAGTGGGTTGAAATAGGGATGTCAGGATGTCTAAGTATGAAACGTACTCTGAAAAGAAATGGCTGGAAAGACACGGCATCTGGGAAAACCCGATTCACTTGCGAGAAACGTACCGTAGAATTAAAAACGAACAACGAAGGGAATATCGTGGTAGCAAAAGTATTATGAGTCATTTAAAGGATATAAACTTATCATGGGCGAGACATCTGTGTTTTGCGTTGGGGCTTGCTTCAAAGCTATTTCGTTTATCCTTGACTGCTGTGGTACATGGAATATTTCCATTTATCTTTATATCCAAAGTATCTGATGAGGTACATAAACTAAACGAGGAGTTATCCTGATGGACCCAAGACAATTAATATCTAGATTAGCAGAATTAAAGGCTGAAGGCGATGCGATTATGCAGCAGCTTATGCAAGCTGGTATCCCGCCCGAAGAGATTATGGCTGCGCTAGAAGGTGGTGGCCAACAGGCTGGACCACCTCCAATGGGTGGACCCGGCATGGGTGCTGGACCCGGACCTGACTTACCACCCGGAATCCCACAGGGCGGTCCCCCGATGCCTATGAATGGTGGCCCACGGGGATTACTTGCTGGTTAAGTGGTTACTACGACTTTACATATGCTGGTCCGTTTGTGTAGACATCGCAGCGGCCACGCTATTGGTGTGGTATATCTTTAAGTGAAGGATGGTTTGTTTGCGATACTAATGATAACTCTAATTCTTGGAATATCATTGGGTTCCGCGCTACTGGCAAATTGCGTATTGCTAAACGAAATATGTTCCTAAAATGAATGAAGAAGAATACTTTGACGAGATACGGAGACTAAAGAAAAGGCGTAAGTCTGAGGATGACGCCCGCCGTATTATCGATGCCGAGAAAGAATCATTCGGAGGAATGGCGCAAGAGGAGTACATTACTAGCTTGCGTTTTCAACTAGCCAAAGATTTGGGAAATGCTGCTTGGAAACTTCCTGCAACTATTATATTAAAATTGGCGCAAACTTCTTTTGCTGGTTTGGCAGGATTGGATAAGTTGATTAAAACGGGTTCCGGGGAAGAGGCGACAAGGGCTATTGAACATGAACAAAGTTATGATCTGCCCGGAGCAGTCGGTCTGTCAGGGCCGGAACTGGATCGCTCTCTAGGGGCTGTAGCTACTGGTGGCGAATATATCGATCGGCCTTTTAATTGGCTAGGAAAGAAAGCCGCTGATGTGACGGGAAGTCCGGCGGTAGGAACTGCGGTTTATACGGGGACACAGTTTGCGGGTCCGGGGGTTGTTAAGGGTCTGTTTAATTTAGGGACCGGGTTCGGTAAGACTTTTGGTAGGCACGTTTTAATCGACCAGCGACCACAGACAAAGGATATAATATCTGGCGCTGTCTCAGGAGTTGCAAGGATGATTCCCGGCATGACAAAAAGGAAGGGTTATTATGGTGATCATCCCCTAGATCAACCATTACAGTTTGTAGAATCTGGCATAAGGTCTATAGCCAGTGCTACAGAGGCAGTTTTTAACCTTAGAGCTGCGGCTATTCTACGCCAGCATGGGTTATCTCCCACCGCTGTCAGGAGAATACAGGCTTATAGAAAGGAGTTAGACAAGAAAGACTTAGCGCCTCTTAATAGGGAGCATTACGAAAAGGTGCTGGTAGCGGAACTTGAGAAGGCTTATGCAATGAAGTTGAAAGCCGGGGAAGCCGCATCACCAGAATTAAGCGCGATACTGGTTGATTACTACCCCAGAAAGATGGAAGTTTTCGGCATACCAAAGCCCAAGGAACTTCAGACTGTTCTACAGGGGGACATTCCTTTACATGAGCTAAGATATCTCATAGAGGATATGGCTAAGACCATGGATTTAGGTGGTAGAAATAATATCTATGCCCTTGGTGGTAACCCCGGAAAAAGCTCTATGTCTGGTACTATCCATAATAAGATTTTATCTGAGAATCCAGCAGAACTGTTTACCGGTCCTAGAACAGCCTATGAAATGGTGGGTGATATATGGGTAAATATTGCTAAGGGAAAAAGGTTTGATCCTAAGACTAATTCATGGCATTCTAAGCCAACCCCCGGTAAAAAGTATCGTTATGTATATAATGAGTTAGACCCGATGGAGTTTAATGCGAATACTGTTAAACTCATTATGGATACAAAGGCGAAGTTCAAAAGGAAGGAAATAACAAAAGAGGCTGCAAAAGAGCATCCTATACTTTCCAGATTTGGCTTTAAGGGGACTAAAAGAGTACAGTCGGAAAGTACAAATGTAAGAGAGGTCAAAATAAAGGGTAAGGATTATATCCTCTATCATGTGGTTAGCGGCTCTGATAACCCTATGTTAGCCAGTACGCCAGCGGCCATCCTGCTTAACCCCCGTACCGGAACATCAAGGATTCTGGCTTTTGATGAACTTGATCTGCTATCGGGTAAGACTAGAAAGATATTTGATACGGGATTTCCCAATGGATTTGTTACAGTAAATAGTGGATCATTTACATACCCAGACCATATATTAAAACAGGTGGGTATAAAGAGAAAGGTTAAGGAAGAGCCTATAGTAACAACTAAAGCTCCAGAGATAGATCAAAAGATTACTGATATGCTTAATGTCTCTGCTGCTCCTGAACTGGCTCAGACCGGAATTATACCAGCAATAACTGATAAGAAACGTAAATATGGACTAGGGGGAAGATTTGAGAACCGCTAAACAAGAAACATTTATTGAGCAGTATTGCCTACATGGCAATGCCGCTAAAGCTGCGTCCACCGCTGGTTACTCTCACCCCAAACAACGGGGCCATGAGTTAAAGAACCAGTTCGAGACTCAGATCGAGGAGCGCACCAAGAAGATGATAATGGATTGCGTACCCGGTGCCTTAACCCAGCTTAAAACCCTCTCTGAAGGCGCTGAAAGCGAGTCTGTGCGACTTGGAGCAGTAAAGGATATACTGGACAGGGCTGGCCTTAAACCCACCGAGAAGGTCAAAACAGAAATTTCCCATGTGGAGACTGCATCTACTGATGAACTCAAGAGAGAACTGGAGGCTCTAACAGGGTCTAGCTCCATATCGGAAATACCTGATCTGGTAAACTGATGTATGACGCATTATGCAGGACATCGTGCATCACCCCCAGCAGGATATAGCACATGGGAGGAATTTTATAGGGAGAGAGCTGCCAACCCTCAGATGTTTGGTGGTGGCACATCAATGCGTCCATCTTATCCCACTAGATTTACCGAGTTATTAGCTACAAATCCAGTTACTAAATTTTTAGTTCCGGGTGCAGAAAGGTTTTTACAGAAAGGACAAGAACCCTCTATTTGGGATTATGGTCTTGGCGCTGTTGATGTAGCCCTACCGGCAATACCCGTTGGCCTGATAGCTGGAAGAGTAAAGGATGTTGCTAAAGAACCCCTAAAAAAGGGGGCCGTAACTATAAAGGAATTTTTAACGGATTTATTTAGTACGCCATTTAAAGGGGGAAGGACAAAGGATGGCCTCCCCGGAAGAAGTAAAATATACGAACTAATAAGAGAGGCCTCAGAAAAGGGAAAAATATCCGATCTAGCGCAGGGAAAAAGTTTAGGAAAAACAAACATTCAGGAAGCTAGAGGAGTTTGGGCAAGGGACGGATCATTAGATAATTGGGGTCGTAGACCCCCTGCTGGCGGCGCTAAAAATCTGCCACTAGCAGAAACATGGGATACAGGAAAAGGGTTTCGTGCTAATGTTCCCGAACAAAGAAAGTTTTTAAAGCAACTAAGGACAGAAAACTATCCACAAGGTTATGGTGATCTAGTAGATGACATGACCGACAAACAAGTTGCGAAACACTTGAGTTCTTATAAAAGATTTATAATATCAGCAGATAGAAATGACGCATACATGAGGCCATTAGGTAGCGATCATGTATCTTATAATACATCAGGCCAACACGTATCTGCAAGCGCGGAACTGCAAAGACACGCCGCCAATATGTCGGAAAAAGATGTTAGGACCGCCGCCAGAGGTATGGCCCATAATTATATTAAAAGAGGCGGATTAGAAAGAAGCGACTTAGACGATGCAACTTTCGATAGCTTAGTTAATTATCTTGCTGCAAATATTCGGGAGAGAAATCTCCAATTTGCAACAAGCGCACCTTTGTGGCAATTAGGGGCAAGAGGTATATATGAAAATAACCCCATTCTTGCATTGCAAACTCATCATGGAAATCCAATAAAATTTGGAGGGTCTGGTATAGACCTAAGAAATTTATTTGCGGTTTCTGGAGGGTTACAGCAGGGGGGAACCCATAGGCTTATGCATAGTGTACAACCTAAAGTATTGGAGGATTTTTACACCCATTTGGAAGGTCGGCATTACAATCCGTTTCATGAGGCCGCATTAAAAACTGCTCGGCAAAAAGAAGAACCTTATTCTGGATTTTTAAATATTGTTCAGGAAACAAACCCTAATTTATGGGATTATAATATGAGGAACGCTTTCGAGGTGTTTAGAGACAAGAAGAATATCTGGAATTATTAGTATGCCAATACAAAAATGCAAACTAAAAGGTGGTAAGTCAGGATGGAAGTGGGGCAAGTCCGGCAAGTGCTATCCTACCAGAGAGAGGGCATTAAAACAAATGAGGGCAATCAAAGCTAGTCAGAAGCGGGGTTGAAGTATCTAAACAAAGATATAGAGATGGCACATAGCAGAGTAGAATTAGAACAAGCGGTAGAGATAGCTAGGGAGATCAGGCAGAGGGAGCGGTTTAATAAGATCGACTTCTACGATCCCTACCCCTACCAGCAAGCATTCCACGAAACTGGAGCAGATTGTAATCAGCGTCTACTGATGGCCGCCAACCGTATAGGCAAGTCCTATTGTGGCGCG